CTCTGCTGCTTTAACATCATCAATATTTACATTAATAGATTCAGTAGTATTTAATATATCACGATATTGATATGATTTAGAATACTTACTTGCAGCTAATTTAAGCGATGTTAAATCTCTATTAGTAGGAAATACATAAGCTTTATTATTAATGATAAGGGTTTTAACATTATTAGCAATAGCTGGATATGAAATATTATCAGTGGTTACAATTAACTCTGGTACACCATTTTTATACGTATAACGTGGCTCATTTGCTGCTGCTGGTCGCCAAGTGCCGTCAGGGTTTTGGGTGTAGGCTGTTGTACCTGCTCTTACTACTGATAGGTCACCATCTCCATTAGAAGGTACAGCACAATAAATTTTCCCTACTTTACTTCCAGAGGGAAACATGGCCAAAGTAGGCTTTATTCCTGCTTGACCCAATTCATTTAAATAACTCTCTAATTGATCAAGAACCTGAACAGTTCCTGAATCTGCTATAACTCTATCCTTAAAAATAGGTACAAGAGAATTACTAAATACTTCGTTTGTATCTGATCTTACTATCATGCGTTCTTTATTAATCTTATTGGTAAACCTATAGTATTAAGTTCTCCACTATCACTTGTCCAGAAACCACTTAATTCTTTTTCTCCCACATATACTCCGTCTTCACGGATAATCCCTATACCAAGCAAGGTTAACCCTGATTCGTTTGTTCCATTATCATCATTCCAATAATCTGTTCCACTATACTTCAAATCATTACCATCATTAGAAACGGTAGTTAGTAAAGTATTAACCTCAGCTTCAGTTGGAATATGCCATCCAAAATTAGCCAAAGCCATATCTAAGGCTATTAATTGCATTGCATACTTATTATAAATCTTACCTGCCCAGCTTCCGTTATCAATATCATCATCAGGGTATCTCCAAGCTGCTGCTGCTATCAACGCTGCATAGTTCTTTTGAGCAGTACTACCTTCTGTAGCTGCATAAACTGTAGCATATGTTTCAGCAAGTGTAGCCCATGTAGCAGGAATATCAACTTCAATAATATCATTGCCTTGTGGAGTAGTTACAATTTCTAAATTTCTACTTGACCAAACCTGTGTTCCAATTGTAACATTTTCAATTTCAGAATATATACTTTGTAAGAAAGCAAGTAGAGCATTTTGTTCAGCTGTAGTTAGACTTCTATTAAAAATTGCATAAAATCTAATATGACCATTAAATTCTAATTCATTTAATGTTACATCAGAAACTTCTTCTATTACTAAACGATATTTACCTCCATCTTCATCGTCTGTATCAATAAACTTAACTATTGTATAAGTATCTTCTTCTGAAACAACTATATCTGTATATTCAAATATTCTTGTTTCTCCATTAAGATTAACTATAGAAGGAATAGAATTAGGAGCAAGTCCTCCTACTAATCGAGGTTGATCATTTTCTGTATCTTGAATAGCATTATTTTTATTTAAGGATAATTTATCTTGATTATCTCTTGTTACAGATAAATCTACCCAATTACTAATATATTTATATAAACCACTTGTTCGTAAAACATAAGCAGTTTTAACATCTAAAAAAATAAGACTATTTTCAATTAATTCTTTTAATTCTTGATACATCTTAGAAAGTATTATATATTTTACAAATAGCAGATTTACTATATATAGTAGCATTTAAAGACTTAGCATAGGTTATATATAATTGACATAACTCTCTACTTTCTCTTACTGTAATAGAGTTATTAAATATATAAGAAGTTCCTATTCCTATAGCTTTCATACTATATTAGTATTTAATAAAAGGACAACGAAGTAATTGAATATTTCCAGATGTAAGTTCTATTGCTGTTATAATCTGATCTTTAGCAAATAGAAAAGGAAATCCACCAGGAATACCATCTGGAAAAGTAGTATCATCTAAACCATAGTCTGATAAATCTACTTCTGTTCCATTTATATCTAAAGAAGTAATTACTATATTACTTAATGTTACAAAACCAAAATAACTTCCTGTAACTTCTCCAGACAATGCTCCAATACATACAAATCCGTTATCGGAACTAACTCTATCTAATATATTACTCATTGTTTTTATTATTAAGTTTTGAATATCCTTCTACAATCTTTTGAAATACTTTAGGCATAAAAGCTAATGTTCCTACAATAAGCAATGCCCAAATATTATAACTATCTTTTATAGTTTGATATACACACATAAATCCAAATATAAACCAAGTCATAAAAGATAATAAACGCATCATAGATAAATCTCCATGCTGATCTTTTAAAAAACCATCATAATAATTACTTGATGCCATTATTGCTGAACTTGTTGTTGTTGTACACCACTATTAATTGCATACCATTGCATTATATATTTAGCAGTTGTATCTACTAAAAATGGATGCATAGATACAGGTAAATCACTATCTATATCTTGTTCCCTATTTACATCAACAGGTTCTTTAATATAAGATAGTTTAATTCCTGATATATTAAATTTAAAATCGTGATAAACTTGTAATTTATTAGCAGCTATTGTAGCAATAGGACTACTTGATACAGAACCATAAGATTGTTCTAAGAAGTTTTCAACATCTTGATATTTAACAAGTCTATTGTTATTAAAAGCAATTTCATACAAAATTGTACCTCCTGCCCAAGTTATAGTAGCAGAACTTGTACAAGTAAATATCTTTCCTACTGTATTTAAAACACTACCTCCAATACCACTCAAATCAGTAGTTCCTGCTACAGATACAATATATTTTTTACCTTTTGTTAAAGTACCTGTTGTAATAGGTTGCCCAGTTGTAATTAAACTCTGACTGGATAAATAAGCAAAATAACCACGATTAGTAATTGGAATCAATGATGTACTTCCTGCCCAAGTAGGCAAAAAAGTCAATCTTTCATATCTAACATTTACATCAACAGGTAATGTACCACCTGCTGTTGCAGTAAATACAGTTCCTGGTAAATTATTAACTGCTCCATAACTAGCAGGAGTAGAACTTCCAGGTTCAATTACTTTATAGGTTTCACCAATTTTTACTGTTCCTCCACTTGTTAAATCAGTAGGCAAACAAACAAATGTTTCACCTGCTACAGGAGCGGATTTATAACCTACCTCTGTTAAGTTTGTAGTACCTTCAACTACAACTTTATAAGTAATATCCTTATATAATATATCAGAAGTTACAGCAGTCATTGTAATAGGAGTAGGTAATACCCCAAATACATATTTATAACCCAAATTTTCATTGAGTGCTAATTCTGTATCTACTATATAAAATTGTAAAGTTTCATAATACTTCAAAATATCAGCATAAGTAACAATATTAAAAACAGTATTCTGTTCTTTCAAAATAGCTGCTCTAACTAATTCTTTAGTAGTAACACTAAGGAAATAATCTTTTTCCTCTTTTTGAAGTTTACCAAATATATTAGAATTAGCCCTTTGCAAAGCTAAATCTAAACCTATGTGCATTTGTGGTATATTCATATTTTAAGAATTAAGAGAAGGGGTTGTTAGCCCCTTCTCAAAATTAGATTTAATTAAACAATAATTGTTCCTAAGTTATCTAAAGCTGCAATTACACCACTTGCTCCTGACGGAACAGCAATAACCAGTTTAACTGGAGCTTTCTTTGATTGATTAGCAGCATCAGTATTCGGCACTTCACTTGTAAATACATAAGTAGTGTATGTAGTAGCAGCAACAATTTGATCAGAACCAGTCCAAAGCAAATCTTGATATTCCATATACTGTTGATTACCATCTCTACTTGCAGTCTTGCCATATTCTTCAAGAATTTGAGCAACTGTACCAATGCCTTTTACATTAGCAACAGCAGTAGTAGAAGCTGAATCATATGCTCCATTTACTTCCTTATTGTAAACAAGGTCAGCATCTTTCAATACCCCATCAATATGGAAAAGGGCAAAATCATTTCCAGCAGTAATAGCAGTAAATTTAATACCAGTAGCATTAGTTGTATCATCTTCAACTACAGCATTTACTATTCTCAACGAATCAGCATTAACCAATGCAGCAAGTTTAACAATAATATTTTTAGCTGTAAGTCCAGTAAGCAAATCACCAGATACTACTGTATATTCATATGTTGTCATACGACAAGTATCATAATGAGGTTTACTTAAATCAACAATTCCAATTCCTACAACCTGTCCAACACTTAAAGAAGATGGAAGATTAAGAGAATAAGCATTTACATCATCACTACCTAAGTATTTAACTGCTGCTACAGGAGCAACATATACTTGTTTAGCATAAGTAGTCTTACCTTTAAACAAAGGAAAACTTCTTTTTGTAGCACCGGTAGAAAGTTTGGTATATAATTCTACAAAGGGAATACCATTTAAGTTGGATGCATTATGAGCAACAAGTGCTCCTACATTACTAAGAATAGCAATTGCTCCATCACTTAATGTATCTAAAGCCCAAGCACCAGCAATAGTGCTGCTACCATTATAAGCATAGGCAACATTTTTTCCTATAAAAAGATCATTCATTGTAAGTTAATTTTAAGTTGTTGGTAAACCTTTATATCTTGCAGTTAAGTCAGATATATGCTGTTTATTTTTCTCATTTGTGATATAAGCAACTGCTTCTTCAAGAGTATTTCCTAAAATCAAAGAAGCATCTACTCCATCAACAATAATCTGAGTATTCTCCAATCTTCTCAAAATACCAACTGAAATAAGTTTTTCCAGTCTAGCAATTGTTTGAAGATTTTTATTATTAGCTACAGAAATAAATCTTACAGGATTTTCAACACTGATTCTATTCAATTCAATATCTTTATCCCTCGAATCCATTCCTTTAATAACATTACCTAAACCAAACACATATAGAATATTTTCTACAGCTTCAGGGGATTTAGTTACATCTAAGAAAGCAGTCATTCTATCTCTTTCGAGTTTAATTTCTCTATCCTTAGCAGCTTTCAATTCTTCTTCTGAGTGTAAATAAAATCTAATATTATTTGACTTATCTAATAACGAATACTCATTTGCTACATGAGAATATACTAAACAATATCTATATAAGATATAGTCTGCAACATTCAGGGGAGTACCAAATTTATATTTCTGTTTTTCTAAAGTTTCAATCGAATCATATTTAGATTTGTAAGCAATATTAATAGCTTTTTCAACCAAATCAGGACTTCCAAGCTTTTGAGCAGATTCTATATCACTTTTAAACTTAGTTACAATATCTGTGTATTGTGTTTTAAAGTAATCAGATATATCTTGATTTGATTTAATTTTCTTACCTTCTCCTACACCTTTATTATAGGCATCAATGTAAGGAACTTTGTTAATGTTATCAATACCCCATTCAAATCCTATTTCTAATGTTTTTCCTCCAACTGGAATATCTTCTGATAAACTATCCCAATAATGAGCTAATCTGGTATCCCATTCAGGACTTGTAGGACTAAAGCCTAAAATTTCAGGCATCAATACCTTCATTTCATCTGAATTAGAAATTATCTTTTTAGAAGCAGATAGGCTTGAACCTATAGTTCTAACTGTTTCGACAAATACATCTTTATTTTGAATAGCGTATGCAGAATAAAGATTCTTCCAATAGAGAAAAACAATTTTACTTTCAATCATTGTATTACATTATTAAGTTATATTCTTTTATATGTTATGAAGTTAAGGGGAGTTTCCTCCCCTATATATTAAGCAACAAATTTTAACCAATAAGAAGTCATATAATTGCTCATATTAATACCTTGAGAAACAATTACTTCATAAGATGCCTCATCAATTTTAGTTGAAATAAGTTTATCACTTGCAAGAGCACCCCAAGCACCCGGAAGAGGACTCATTCCTTTGTATATACCTGTAATAATCTCACGACCTTTTTCGGCAACAAGTTGAATATTCCTTTCGCCTCCGTTAGTTATAGAGAAATCTAACAGGAATAAATCATAAGAACTATGAGGTAATCCTTGATACATATTACCATTAGCCCTATCCAATTCAGCATAAAGACCAACATCAAATAACCTTGAAGGTTTAAAAGTTATAATATGACCATCAATAGTTTTATATTGATTAAAATATTTACCATAACTTAGGAAGCCATCTTTACCAGAAGTAATTTCTTCAATACCAAGCTTTTCATAATAACTATTACCACGAGCAGCTTCTTTTACAGCATTGTTAAATTCTCTTGCAGCACCTTTACCACCAACAAGAACTAATTCCATAGGAGTATCATCTACCCTATTAGAATAAATCTTATTGATAATAGAATCAATCTTAGATAAAGTTAATTTACCATAAGTTTCAAACTGACCAGTAGTATAAAGAATATCTTTAATACCTGCTCCACGAGGCAAAGGTTCTCCTGTTTGTTCATCTTTATTAAAGATAACTCCATTAGCATCTCGGTTATAACGACTATTCCAAAGCTCTTCTTCAAGAAGAATCCTACGATCTATTTCAAATAATTTCATTTCAAATGGCATCCAAGCACTCATTGTACCTTTCTCACCACTTTCAGTTACTGTATCAAGTTCAATGTTAACTACTTTGTTAGCAATGTTACCTGCAATTTGTTTACCAAAACGATAAAGTCCAAATTGATTAGTCCATTTACCAGGTGACATACTATTAGAAGTAGTACCATCCGATTTACTTGCAGCTATAAGAGGAGCACCCATTACCCATGCTTTTCCTCCATTGAAGTTATCAAGGGTAACATATGAAGAACTATTGCCAGTTAAAAGAATAAGCCTTACTCTAAATTTATTAGAAGCAAGTTGAGTAGGATTGCCTTGAATACGGCAAGTAAATTCTTTATCTGGTGAAGTAATTGTGTAAAATCTCTTAAACCAATCATCTTCAAAATCTACTTCAAATACACTACCTCCAAGACCTGGCTTAGTATTACTGGCATTAGCAAGACCAACAACTTTAGATGTATGTTTCATACGACCCATAACATTCCATACGTATTGGCTATCATTTACAAGTTTTGGAACAATAGAAGTAAACCCTTTTTGTCCTTCTGTTAAAGACATAAGAGTAAGCATATCTGAATCTTTACCGTAAAGGTAAGTAAGTCCGTTACTTAAAGTAACAGGGTCTATAAGTCTATTTTTGTATAATACATTCTGGTCTGTATATTCTTCAGAATTATATTGTACGGTTTTAATCTCACGCATTGTTGTAATTAATTTAATTAACTATTTCTATTTGTAGGAAGAATAATCCTAACATTCTCACTTTTGATAGGGTTCTTTCCTTGTTTATTCATTTTATCTGTTCTTAGTCTTTTAATCGCTGCTGTCTTATTTTGACTTATAGCCTCTTTTAAAAACTGTTCAGTATCGTATTTAACAAATCGTTTAAAAGCATCAAAAACATCAGCATGAACATCTCTTTTATTATTTTCTAATTGAAGATCATATTCATGTCGAGTCATTGTAAATGTCTGATTACCTACAGTAACTTTAACTGGTTCATATAAATACCTAAAGAAATCATCACGTGTACTATAAGTAACTTTTCCGTTATCATTTATTTTAATCTTATCTGGAATATTATAAGTATCTGCACCAATTTTTAATTTACCTTTTTTAATTATGTCATATACACTATTCTCAACATTAGCAATTTGCATATTACCTTTTTTATCCACACTTACTCCCCAATAATCAATAGCATCTTGAATCTGTTTAGCTTCAGCATCAGCCTCTGCTTTAATTCTATTTTGTTGTTCTTTTGTAAGTGATTCTTGTAAGTAGTTTAATTCTTCTTCTGCTTCGGTAAATATTGTTTTAGAATCCTTGAGATAATTATAATATTTATCAATCTTCTCTTTAGATTCACCTCTCTTAGTCCTTGCTGTATAAATAATATTTTTTAATTGTTCTTCATTCTCAGGGTCTAATTGAATACTATTGTAATCAGCTACTGGAACAAAGTTTTCAATGTTTCCATTATTAGTATTAAGGTGATTAATAACATCTCTTAATACTGGATATGTAGAAAATAAAGTTTGTACATATCCAGATACTGCTTGTTGTGCGGCAATATTATATACATCATCTACATATTTTGCTATACCTTGTGGAGTATTTTCATACTCAATTGGATTACCTGATTCATCAACAGGAGAAATATTAGTAAGTTTAAATACTTCCTCTAATGGCAAAGGCTCATTAGAATTATCTTCTAATTCTTTTAACTGATCTGCTGTAAATTTAATAACATTATTATCATCTATAGCATTACCTTTATCATCTAAATTATAAACTACTCCATCTATATCAATCTGATTTAAATTACTATTATCAACAACTCCTTGATTTTGTTCATCTTGTTGATTATTATTTAATACAGCAGATTGATCATTAGGATCAACAGGCTTTAAACCTTCGCTCCCTTTTTGTGAATCTTCAACTTTAATTACTAAATCTTGCATTTTAATTTAATTTACATTATTAATTGTTTAATTATTATTATTTTGCATTGCTGCGAGTTTTAATTCTCTATCAGTAATTAGATTTTGTTCTAATTCAATAGCATCTAATTTATTTTGCGCTGTAATTTGGGCAGCTTCTTTTTGACCTTCTACTACAGCTTGAGCATTTCTACCTTCAATCTCTTTCATTTCCTTTTGGAATTGTCTATCCAATTCTGCATATTTTGCAATAGCTTGTCTAATTGCAGAAGAACTATCTCCATCTATTGCCTCAGCAGCTAATTCATCTTTACCATTCTGAGCAGCACTAAATGCAAGATTCTTATATTCTTCTAATTTTTGCTTTTCTATAACAGAATTAGCAACAAAAATACCAAGTTGCATATTACTTAATTCACCACCTGGTATATTAAAATACCTTGTAGTACCGTCTTTTCTATTAAATAATGAACCACTTACTCCATCTATATAAGCTACTTTAGCAAATTCACAGCTAATCTTATGTTGTTTTGCTAACACATTATTGTATACAGTAGTCATTAAAATACTACCAAGTTTGGCTCTATATAAATTCTGTTCATTATTTCTAACTGTAGAACTTGCAGGAGCACTACCATAACGAGCATCATTCATGTTAGATAGTTCCCAAGCCTCAGCTTTTAGACTTTCTCTTAAATCAATTAAATCTCTAATAAAATTAGAAGCAGAGGTATTACCTACTACAATGTAATCTTTTGCTACATCTCTACCTGAATATTTAGTTTCATCATATATAATAGTATTATCAGCTTTAAGATAAAACATATTAGCTTTAACACTACCGTCTTGAGATGCTAATAAACCTTTAGGTATTAATTCAGTAGGAAGTTTATATTTAGCTATTGCTCTTTCAATTTGCAAATTTATAATTCTGTATAAAGCAAGAATAGGTAATATCCTTTTTGGAATAGGATTAATAAAATTATGCTTTAGTAATCCTCTTTTACCAACAACTGGTAAATAAACAGTTCCATCTTCTTTATAAATCTGCACCTCTACAGGTTCAGGAACAAGATAAATACCAGATGTATAATCACCTAATAATACTTGTTTCCAAATTTCTTCAATCCAAATATCTTCTTCATTTATATCACCTAATTCAGGATTAAATTCATAGCTTTCATCTTCTATAGATTCAGTTAATTGTCCTAATGGATTAAGTCTAACAATAGATTTCTTTTTTATTTCAGTTTTAAATAAAATAATATATTCATCTATAAAATCAGAATTAAATGTAAAGTTAGTATCTCCTGTTGAAACACCATCAAGATTAATAGAACCATATATATCTTTATATACTTGAGCAGGGATACTATTTGGCATATCACCAGTGGCTAATCTACTGGTTAATATATTTAAATATTCTCTATCCTTAGTAGTTAATTTATCTCCGTAAAAACTACTAATTTGAAAAATACTCATTCTCCTTTTAATAAGGAATCCATCACCTTCTTCTACAGAATCTTTACCTGCTAAAATAGGAAATGCATCTAATGGTGATATAATATCAAACATTGCATTTCCATTAATAATATAATTGTAGAAATAAACTTCTTCTGTTGCCCACCAATCAAAAAAGCCTTGAAGTCTTTTATCTTCAAAACCATTTAGATCATTAATAAATTCGATTAAATCAGAAGCATATATTGCTCTTTCATCTACCCATTCTAATTTCTTCTTTTTTACTTCTTCTTCTATATTACCTATAGGTTGAGAAGGTACATCTGTTTGTTGAAACTCATTAATTTTATTAATAATGAATTGTTCAAGAATAGGTTGAATAGCTTGTGCTACATCTAAATTCTTTTTAATTACTATATCAGGATCATTTATCTTAACTGTGTATTGATAAGGTAAATCAATATATTCTCCTATGTTCTTTTCTTTAATAGGAGTAATAAAATCAATATCTCTAATTTCACCTGGTAATTTAGGAAGATCTTCACCTGGTTCAGCAGACAAAGGTTTAAGTACATATTCAAATACTTTATCTGGAATTATACCATTTGCAGCATTATAATTATCTACAGTATCAGATATACTCTTTTGAGAAGTAGCAGTAGTAATCCAATATTTGGCATTATTAACATACCAATCTCTGGACTTCTTTTTTCTAATAGGTACTCGTTGTTGAGGAAAAACTATTGACATATATTAATCTTTATAACCGTACAAACCTATTTGAGAATGAATTGATACATTATTTACTGCTTTAATTGCTTCATCCAGTTTCTTTATCTGTCTTACTTTATTTGCAAATGGATATAGCTTTAAACTACTTATTCTATCAAAATTACCTGTAAGATTAAAGTTTTCTATTTCAAGTAATGTTGGCAAGTCTTTTATATAATGATAACTGTACACAATCTGTCCATCCTCTCTAATTGCTCGTTTATTATACAACCACTCTTTTAAATATATATGAGATTCAGTAGAGTTATCTCCACTACCCATATTAATACCATAGTTGATACTTTCTTTACCAACAATTCTATTTGATATAATATCTGTAGGATCTTGCATTATTAAATGTAATTTACCCCACTTCTTAAAATCAGAAACTATAGTACCTCTATCAACCTCTGGTAAGACTTTAGCATTATAATGTTCACATAAATACAATACTATTCTATTAATTTCTTCCATAGTCTCAGGTCTACCTGCATAAGCTGCTACAATTATATCTCCTGTAGTAGAAGGTAAATTAGTAGGATGCATTAATACATGAATACTATTTAAAGAATTTTTATTAATAACTAATTCAGTTTTTTTATCCTTAGCCACACTATCAAAGACAACAGTATATAAATTATCAGGAGTTCTACCTTCTATAGTATAAGGAGGATAAAATTCTCTTATGCAACCATAGAAATCTTTCTTAGGATTAAACGGTACATCTTCAATATAAGGATGAGCATACTTTTCAAGACCTTCAGCAATTAATTGTTTATTAGTCTTAAATACAATCTTCTTTCCTATTTCAAATAGCATTCCATCTCTATAATAAGATAGAGCAGGATTAGATTGTAATTCAGAAATATGAGCAGATAAACCAGGACTACTATATATATTCTCATTAGCAGTTTTAAACGCTTCAGCAGGTTTATTTGCTCTTTGTCCAACATAAGTTAACCATTTATCTACAGATTGTTCAGCAGCATATTTCTTTTTATCTTCAATATCATATTTTTCTGCTTCTAATAATAAACTATTACCATGTTGATCTATAAACGGTTCCATGTTTAATACTTGAGGATGAAAGAAACCACATACAGTTCTTCTTGAATTATCATCCCAAATATTTTCAAATGGCATCATTTTATAATTAGCAGGATTATAAAAAGCTGTACTAAAAGGTCTCCAGTCAGCACCTTTAACACCTGCTGTACCATAACATCTAATAGTACCTACATTACCGGCACCTACTTCAGTAGAACTTAAAGTAACATCTAATGCCTGATCAAGATTATTACATTTACCAGATTCTTCAAAGTCTATTTCTAAAGCACGTTTACCAATAGCAGCACTGGGATTATTAAATAAAGATACAGATAAAGCCTTACTTCTAAATCCAAATTTCTTATTGCCACCTTTTTTAGTTTTATACCCTAACTCAATAGCATCTAACTTTTCAGATAAATAAAATCTTTTCCAATGAGTATTCTCTTCATACCAGTCAAGATTAGTCTTAACCATATCAGAAGTAGCACCTTGATCAGTAAGATAAGCTAAGTCATAAGCAGCTAAGATTACAGTAGCAAAAGGAATAATATTAATAGTATTAGCAGCTTGACTACCTCTTTTATAAGAATAACCTTTGCCACGAGCTTTAGCTTTAGTTAAGTGATAATTATTATCTGCTATAAATCTATCAATCTTAAAGTTCCAATAATCACCATCCCAAAATCTTGGAAAACCTTGAACTAATTTAGTTTTATAATCACCTTTTTCATGTAACTCTATTTGTTCTTGCTTAGTAGGAGTTCTTAATATTCTACCATAATTAAGATAATTATAATGATCACCAGTAATATGTAAATCTGTAATACTGCCATCTTTAAGTTTACACTTAGCAGTCATTCCATTTCTACGTCTGTATGTTTCTTGTTTCCAAAATTCATTATACTCATTAGTACCTTTTACATGAGGACAATAATAATATTTACCTTTGTTTTCTCCAATAGATACATCTAATCCTTCAATCCATGCAACTAAATCAGGATTCTTTTTATTTTCTTCATAAGCATGAGCTACCTTAGAAAATATATCTGTATCTATAAATTGAAAATCTATATTAAGTAAAAATCCTCCTGATGCTCCAACTTTAAAATCATTATCTGGATCAATAAATGGCTTATTAGTTCTACTATCTATGACAGTAGAAGCAAAGTCATACATTGACTTATCAGAAAATACGTATTCTATAAAAGGTAACATTCTTTACCAATCTCTATTTGGATCAGCACTATCTGGAACCTCTTCTTCAGTTCCTCTTAATAAAGTTCTATCAGTAAGGCTTGTATCTCTTTCTAATTCCTTCATTGCTTCTTTAAGTGATCTAACCTCACCTGGAATACCCTTTGAAACACTAATAATAACAGATATCAAATCTAACAATTCTTGAGCCTGATTTTTATTTAAACCTGCTTCCGAATCCATTAAATCACTAATACTCTTTCTTACCTTTTGAACAATATTACCATAATATTTAAAACTCTTTAATAACTCACCTATTACTTCATTTACTACAGAATGACAAGTATCCTTATAATCAACAATAGCTTGTTTAACTATAGCATCAGGTTTCCATTTATCTGGAAAACTTATTTTAGTTAATATAAAATTATGTGCTTCTTTATCGCTAAGTCCTTTCTTGTACACAGGAGATTCATAATCAGCCATAAACCAAACATATGCTAATTCTCTATGAGCCATATCTTTAGTTTTATCTCTTTTTATAATCTCTCTAAAAGAATCATAAGAGAGTAATTCAATAGTATTAACTATTAATTTACCATCTTCATTGATCTTAAATATATTAATCTTTGTCGACATATGGTAAATTAGCAACTTTAACTTTAACTATATAACCATCATCCATATATTTCTTAACTAAATCAAATAGAGGTTTTTCATAAGTATTATATATTCTAAAGTTTACTTCATCTACATTGCTTGCAACCAATGGACAGCCTTCAGTATTATGATGTGTATTACCGCCATGAAAATACACATGAGAAAAACTAACTCCACCTTGTTTAATAGTAGCTTTATCTTTCTCTGTATATAAACATAGCATATCTCTTTTAAATCTATTAGAATATCTAATACCTATATTATATCCATTTGGATTTTCAAATATAGCAGTATGAGTTTTAATTTTAACTCCAAAAGGTCTAACTGCATCTTCTAAAGTATAACATAATAATTTATCACCAAGATAAAGTTTACCTAAAGTAGTATCAGTAGAATATTTATATCTAATTAAATCAAGATAAATTGTTTCCATAATTTATAAGTTTAAATATACAACATAATCATTATATGCCTTAGCTTTACCACCAAAGTAAGGAAATAGATAATAACCAAAATTCCAATTTTTAAATTCAATAGGTACAGTATAAATATTATTTATAGTTAAATATACCTTAACTGTATTAAGTTTAATTCTAACTTTAACTTTCTGACCAGCACTAAATGACATATAAGGTATTCTTTTTTCAACACCTTTATAATCACTTATAATATATAAATCGTATTTATCTTTGGTAATAGTAGGATACCAACCAATAACTATACTATTAACAAATTGTTTAGTAAAAGGTATTTTACCTAATATTCTTTCACCATGTATAATAGAAGAAATACCAACAATTTTACTAATTCCATCTCCTTCTACTAAACTACTATTAAACCAACCTTCTTTAACAATAAATTCAAATGTAAATTCTTTTTTATTAAACCAAAATTTAGGAATCCATCTGGACTTATGACTGTTCTTTTTTACAGTATATACTTTCATCGTCTAAATATATTTAATTGTGGTTCAGCTTTAAGTTTACTTCCACAATAATGATCGACCATTTTAACAATATCTTCTTTCATATAATTAATAGGTAATATATCAGTTACTTGTTTACCTATTAATTCAGGATACCTTATAATATCAGGATGATCTTTAGTATAATAATCATGCCTAATATGACAAAGAATTAATGCCTGATTAACTAAACCAAATGCTTCAGTTAACCAGGCATATTTACTTAATTGTAATGAATATTTAATACCAGTGCTTTGATGTAAATAATGTAATGGAAATCTTAATCTATCTTCATTAAGTATATAATTAGTAATATTTCCATTATCATCTTTATCATAATAACCAGATTCAAATCTAATAGGAGCTTTATTAGTTTTCCAATCTAATATAACAAAATTATTATCTTTAATTAAAAAAATATCAATTAAACCAGCAATTAATCTAACATAATCATAAACACATATCTCAGAGTATATACTCCAACCATCATTTACAAAGGCTTCAATTATCTTATAAATTTTAGGGTATTTATCCTTAACACCTAATTTAATAAAAGTATTTAAATCTAATTTACCTATATTAGTATTTGGATTAAGAATTAAATCTTTGATAGTAAATAATCTTCCAGATTGAACTACAAAAGGAGAAACAAATCCTGTAGCAGTATCTACAGAATCTTCTAAATAACTATGTGTAGAATTACCAATGTTTTGACCAGTTATTCTATCTTTCTCCCATTTAGCTAATATTTGTAAATAAGTCATTCCCTTATACCTATTATATTTAGGATGTAAAGGATTTTTACCTATCTTTTCACAGGCTTTAGCTATATCTCTTTCTTTATCTGCAAACTTATATTCATAATCACCTATAACAGTTGTAACACTTGTATAACTATTACCAAAGTTATCTGTATATTTATGACGTTTACTATCAAATAATATTTCTATATCCATTAAAATAAGATAATTGACTTAGACTTTATAATATAGTTTATGTTTTCAATTAACCCTTTTTTCTTACCTGACTTGCTAACTTCCTGTATTACCTTATTATATAAGACAGGAGTAAGATTTTTATTAGCTGACTGTTTGATAATGATATTCATATACTAAATTTTTATACAAAGATAATATATAAATATACATTTGTCAAGTATTTTTGATACTTTTTTGTAAATTTAATGTTAAATTGTCCACAGCTTCATTCTTGAACCGCTTACTATTTCCAATTTTAATTTCTCTGCCTACAATAGCCATCTGTTTATCTACTTCTTCTTTTTTATCAATGGGTAAATCATTGTAACTTTCAAACCCCATTGCTTCAACTAATTTATGTCTATAATCTAAATAATCTAATTTATTCTTTTTAATTGTAATATTACCAATTCTTGGTAGATAAATATCTTTACGCATATTCATAAAAGAATTAGCTACTTTAGATATATGAGATTCTAATTCAATTATTAAATTAGATAAAACTATAGGAGATACATCATCAAAGCGACCTATGTATTTATCAAACTTAGGTTCTTTACAATCTATTATAGTTCTACTATATACTACTTCATTATCCATTACTCAACAATTCCTATTACATCAACGGCATCTAAGATAAAATAATTAATAATATCAATAGTAGGATAAACCTTAATAAATAAAGAATAATCTTCCTTAGATAGCTTTCTTGCTCTATCTATAAAAGTAGTAAATCTTTGAGGATTAAGATCAGTAGGAATAGCCTTTGAAGCTAAATCTGCTCTTACATAACCGTTAATAACAATTCTCTTACCTATCCAATCTTTATATTCATCATTAGCAGCAATTACTTCCATATAATCTGCTGTAACAGTAAAATTCTTTTGATCAATAGATAAAATATTAAAAGTTTTAAAATCTTTTTGAACACCTTTTACTAATAAACATTTACCAACAGGTTTAATATTTGGTAAAATATTTACATCATAGATTACATCTACAAAAGTTTTAACTTCTGGTTGTAATTCTAATTCTTCTACTAACTTTGTTTCTAACTCACTCATAATAAAAGTTTTTTATTTATTTATAAATATATTATTTAAAAGACCTTCTAATTTAATAATCCAGAATCATCACCTGGTTATTACCATGACACCTTTTCAACTACTATTTGGTTTACCATTTGATTTAACAATCTGATTCAAAAAAAATTATATTTTTAATCCTGACTGCGTTTATACTACCATTTAAGATTTAATCTTAATTAAATCTTACTGCGGTAAAACCTTCAGTTTTTGAATTTGTATCTTAACTGTTGTTTAAAATGTTAATCTAATTAACATCTTATATTATATAAGGGGGGGATCGAATTACCTGACAAAGGTAATTAAAATTTTTGACAAAGTCAATAAAATACAGGCTAAAATTAGCCCTAAATCAGCTTAATTGTTAACAAGTTATTAACAGGAGTGAAATTATTAACAGTACAATAAAAACTAATATTATTATTAGTATTAATATTAGTATTATATTCAATAATAGTTTTATAATTAATAAGGTAATGATCAGTTGTTAAACCCATAGGATAGGAAGCATATATGGGGGAACTTCATGTTTGTAACAGACCTCTAATATAACAGTTAAAGTACCGGTACTATCTTCTAATAGTCTATTAAAAGTACCCCCGTCAAATTCTAATACTAAAATAATATATACAAATAAAAAACATTATCTATCATTATCCTATATATACATTGCCAAAAAATAATAATTAATGTAAATGATAAATTAGATAATAAAATGTAATATAAAAAATTAAAATATATAAATAAGAATAAAGATATTAAAATAAAGATAATAGTAAATAATAAAAATTAAAAAGAAATAATAGAATGATTAAAATAATAAATAGGAAGAATATGATATGATAAAAGGTAATTGAAATGTGAATGTAATAGAGAGATGGAATCACCTTCATGACTTATGGTATGTTGTTAGTCTGAATCTTGTACCCCCGTACAAGTTTTCAATTAAATTTCTATTAACCCATAAAAAATTAAAGTTATGTCAAATCCTGTTAAGGGCAATAGCCCAAGAACTACTATGCATCAGGTTGTAATTTCCAGTATCAAACCAGCTAAGACTTATGATGATTTGTTCATCGTGACTGGCAGAGACGATATCTCAGGAGAATCTCTAACATTTAGCTGTAATGCAGCCATAATGGAAGGAGTTACCGAAGAGTCAGTTTGCTCTGTTGTGCTGGAACATCG